CTGTTAGAATGGTCTGCAGTCCAGAAAGGTCTTGGTCACCTGTATTAGTTCCCGTTACTCCGTCTAGCTTGGTCTTGTCTCCATCGACAAAAGCACCCTCTGTCAGAATAGGCTGCAATCCAGACAAATCTTGATCCCCCGTATTTGTTCCCGTGATTGCTGTTAGCTTGCTTTCTTGTGCCGTAGTGAAAGAAGCCGTTGTATTATCCAATACGGAATCTTGAGCTTGAACAGTTGCCCCAATGTCTGAAGGCTGCAATGCTGCATCGGCTTTATCGCCTTGATCTGAAGTTGCAAAGTCTTCGGTGGCGTTTGTAGCCGCTGTACCGATCCCTAGTTGGTTTCTCGCGTCTGGATTATCGGTCGATCTTAACAAGTTATCGATGTGCTGTTGAACGGTATAGTCTGGCATCTTACTTTATGGTTTTGGTTTGCCCGTGTTGATCGGCCCGGTTGTTCCCCGGGTGATCGGCATTGCTATTGATTTTGGCATTTTAGCAGGTTGGATTTACCTTAGTGACTTGCACGTTGAGATCTGTTCCAGCGGCAGCGTTTGCAACAACGATTTCGCCTGTTGCGCTCACGGCTCTGAATTCAGAAGCATCGGCTGTGGCAATAGTTGCTTGCCCCTCTCGCCAAGGTAGGTAAATAACGCCACCGGCGCTCTGCACGGCTACGGTTGCCCCGGAGAATGTGCCTTCAACCACCACCATGTAGTGGCTTGCTGGGCTTAGTGCGATCGGGGTGCTTCCATTGGTTGTGATATTGAATGTCATGATTTTGTTTTATTTGGTTTTTACGTCTTCAACCGGGGTGTGCCCCTCTGGTATTTGGTCTTCATCAACAAGCAAAACGTATCCGTCTTCGGTTTCCTTAATGCTGCTATATTCAAGATCCAGCTTTGCTGCCAATGTTTCGGCGTGGCGCTCTTGCGCATATGCTTTGCCGTCCTTTGTCCCGATGTAGGTTTTGGAGCTCTTAGCGGTCTTCTCTGTGGATTCTGTGGCAATCTCTGCGTTTAGCTTGGCTATGTTCTTAGCTGCTGCTTCTTCATCGATCGGCTCTACTTCGAGAGTCGCCTCCTGCGGTTGCCCGTTGATGAGGCTTTTATTGTAAGCATCGAGAGCCTTTCTTCTGCGGTTGGCTTCCATCTTCTGCTCAGCGACTTTGCGTTTGAGCTCACGATTCACTTTGAGGGGTCGCCTCACCCTACGCACTGGCGTAGCTGGATCGTGCACAATTGATTTGTTCAATTCGTTATTTTCCATCGTTTTTTTTTGTTATTGAAAAGGGGGGCTGCGAATAATTTACGCAGCCCCCCCCTAATTAGGTTATGAGACGGTTTCTGCCTTTAGTTGTGGCGAAGGCGAACCATGCGAACATTCTTAGTCTCGTATACTTGAGTCCAGTTTGTAGGATCGGCTGTCTCTAGGTTAGTTGGAGCAAGTCCAGCCATTGATGCGCCGTTCCATTTCACGCCTCGTGGGTGAAGGATAAAGCGCTTGCGGTTGATGATGTGGGTGTCTCCTGCGAGAGCATCGCGGTTGAGTTCGACTGCCCATGTTCCTTCACCGCCTTCAGCTGCCTCTGCGCCGGATCCCGGTGCGTATGCGAATGCACCACGTCCGAAGAGGTAGGTGCTGTATACTGGGTCGCCATCGATGGTTTCGACTGTGGTGTTGTCATCAACAATTACTTCCATTCCTTGGAAGACCTTGATGTTCATTGCACCTTCGCTTGGCTTGATGAAGTCGATCAAGTCGTCTTGTAGCAGCTTGGCTTCTACGGCTGAGTGCATAACGATTGCAGTGAGCGAATCTTTGCTGTCGCCTAGTTTCTGCTTGGCATCGATGATTACGTCTCCGCTGATTACGTTGTCTACGCCGGCTGTTCCGACTCCGCCACTTGTGTGGTAAATGTCCAGAGTTGAGTTTGCTGCCATAGTTGCTTCTGTGAACACGCCGGTGAGGGTGTCAAGCAATAGGGTTTGGTGCTTGCGCATCCAGTAGTCTGCGAAAAGATCCACGATGGTGTTGAGTGGGTCTGCGCCGCTCAGCTTGCGTGAAAGATCATTCACGGAGAATGCGTCTCCACGGAGATGCACGATTCCGACATCCTTGGTTGATGTGATCTTCTTCGTGGAGAGTGATGCTCCATCGCTAAGAACTTGATCCGCTCCTGCTAAGTCTTGGAAGAAAGGAATATTTACGGTTTGTCCACCTTCGCTGATTTTATTTACGAGGGTTGATTCGATTGAAATGAGACCGCTCTGAAAGAGACGGCTTTTTTCTGCTGTTCGCTCAACAACATATCCCTCGAAAAGCTCGGGGACGATGATGTCTGCTACTTGTGTCGTTGCCATTTGTGTTTTTGTTTTTAGTTATTTTAGGTGCGCTATCATCCACATCCCCGATGCGTCTCTCCATCCCCCCGGGACTTCAAGATTACGACCTTGTATGTTTAAACCATGAATAGCTTACAAACGTCAAAAAGAAAAAGGCACGGAGGATGCTTTTCCCCCGTGCCCGTATCGTCACTGTCACCTTTCGCGGCAACAGCGTATTTTCTTAAGGTCTTGCGTTGATTGTGACTCCTGCTGAAGCTGCCATTTTTTTTGCGGTCGCTTGGTCTTTCTTGTAGAGAACATTTTGCTCTGTGAGATTCCAGTTCTCTTTTTTCCACGGGTTTTGTCCACCTTGCGATCCGTCCGATCTTCCCCCACCGCCTGCACCGCCTCCGGTGTTTGGATCGAATAAGTGCTCAGCTTGCGTTGATAGTTCCTTGATGAATTCTGCCGGGCTGAGCGGTTGTCCGGCTGCACCGTATAGGATTTCGCCATTCTCGTCTTTGGCTACTAGGTTTCCTTCGTTGTCCACGGAGAATACCTGCCTTCCCCGGGACATGAGATCTGCCTCTGCGCCCTTTCTCAATCCAGCAGTTGCGCCGGCGGTCATGAGAGCTTGGTTGACCTTCACTGATTGCAGTTCGTTTTTCATCGTTGCTGCCATCTCGGTTGCTGCACTGAGATCGTGCTCGTGCTGTTTTTGCATTTCCGTGATCCGCTTTTCGACGAGCTTGTCGATGTCTGCTTTCTTCGTGTTCTCCACGAATGTCCCGCTGCTGACTCCATCGTATGCCTCTAGGAAGTCTGGCACTTTGTCTGGATCGATGCCGTCGAATTTCTCGAGTTGGCTTTTGAGCTTTAGGTTGTTTTTGCGGAATTCGTCAACTTGCGCTTTTGGAACTACGCCCTCGACTTGCAGGATGTATTGTCCGTTGCCGTCTTCTTTGTATAGGGCTTGCTGTGCCTCGTCTAGTGACTCGATGTCTGTTGTAATATACTTGAGCATGGGTTTTTCTATCCGTTGCCGTCACTCTGCACAACCTAAAAATCCCCCCTCGTGTCGTCTCCGATACGAAGGGGGTGTTTTTTTGTCTGTCTAAAGCGCCAGCTGGCGCTTTTACTCAGCCACCGTGAGCTCTGTGCTACTATCAAAGTGCCAATCAGCCATTCCGTCTGGCAGCATCCTGTCAAACTCGATTATCAAGCTGTGGTAGCTGTTCCCGTAGCTGCTGATCTTCTTCACCTTGTAGGTCGGGCTGTCTGGTGCGATCTTCACCTTGTCGCCAATCTTGAGATCACGAACGAGGACTGTCTTCTTTTTTTCTTTTGCTTTTTTCATTGTGTTGGTTCGCCCGTTGTTTCCGGGTTCGCTACCATTATACCACATGGCATTTCTCAAATACGCAAAAAGAGCCCAATACCGGGGTTGTGCCGGTATTGAGCCCTTTGTTACCTAGGCTGAAAAAAGTTGAAAAAAAGACTTTTTCCTATTTGGCGATTGTCACCGTTAGCCCTCCCTTCGGGGAGTAGTTGGCATTTACGCCGTCTTGATCGACTCCAAAGGTTAAGCTCTCGCATGAGGAAAGCGCCATCGCTATTGCGGCTGCAATTATCAGTTTGTATTTCATAGATCTTATTTGCTCTCGTTTGCAATCAGCAGCGTTATGTGGCTTGCTACGTCTGCAAAGATTTGAGCTTCGATTTCCCATTCGCCGTTTCCTAGTGAAGTCATCTCGTCAGAAAACACTGGGTATTGTGCTGTGAGCTCTGCTAGCGCAGCTGGCGTGGCGATCAGTTTGATGGTGAGCCGGTCATCGGTAGGAGCGATATCAATATATCCGCTTGCGGTTTTTATGGCTGTAGTTGTGTTGGTTTTCATTGTTCTGTTTTTACAGGTTAACCAATAATAGCCGGCAGCGTTCCCTTTAGTCAAGCGCATACCATCCATCTTCTAGCTCTTCATTGTTCCATTTAATGGCGATTTCCGCCATTTTCGGGTATCTTATCCCGTTTACCACCCTTACCCACTCTGCTGCTTCGTTTGTCAAATCCTGCGATATGATCTCTCCCTTGGTTGGTGCGTCCATCTCCAAACAGAAAACGCCTTGATCCCAGCATGTGGTTCTGAGGTGCGTTGCTTGGATTGTCTCTCCGTCAAACTCGTAATAGAGCTTGTCGCCTTCGAGCTTCATCCGGGTGAGCTTATCTATCATTTCTTCTCTGCTTTGCTTTTTCATTTTTTTATAGGTGATCTATGGGAACTCCCCAGTTCTCTGCTGATTGGCTCGATGCGTCAGTAGGTGGCAATACGTATTTGTTATCCCAGAGGGTTGGTAGCCCACTTGTGTTGGCAGCCACCTCGGCTTCCCCGTCTCCCAAGAATGAAGATCTGTTACTTCCGCCTGTCCTTTCCAGCATGTATAATCCATGTATCCGGGAAAATGGCACGGCTGTGGCT